ATGCTTACAGGTCGCGAGTACCATAAATATATATTGGAAATCAAGATTTTTTCTTTTCGACCTTAATAGAGAGTTCGGGTGCTTGGACATTAATTGTTTCAACTGATTCACCTACGACTTTGCCCATGTCGGCGAGGAGTTGAGCGACTGTTTGGAGTTGACCTTTACGCATAGCTTTATCTATGGCACGAAAGCGCATAGTTTGGATACGACTTATTACTGATTCACGTTCTACGGCCCAATCTTCTTGATTCCATTCTCTAATTTGTTTCCAATCATCCCAACCTGTACGTTCGGTAATACCTTCACGTTGAGCGTGATCTATGACGAGTTGTCTGGCGGGCATACCTTCAGACTGTCTACGATATAGGCGTTGTTTTCTAGCTAGGATTTCGTCTTTAGATGCCACGGAACTAGGGGGAGCTAGTATTATTAATAAAAATGATAATGTATGACGGTAAAATCTGCACCAGAAATTAATTTAAGGTGGGCACAGGGGGAGGTATTTAATAGTGAGAAGAGATTTAGGGTGTTAGTGGCTGGGAGGAGGTTTGGGAAAAGTTATTTGAGTTGTATTGAGTTATTAAGGGGAGCGATTGAGAAACCAGGGGAGACATTTTTCTATTGTGCGCCGACTTACAGGATGGCGAAAGATATTGCGTGGAAGGCATTGAAGAAGTTAGTTCCGAAGGTATGGATAGCGAGTAAGAATGAGACAGATTTGAGACTAGAGCTTGTTAATGGATCAAGTATTGAGTTAAAGGGAACGGAGAATGCGATGGCATTGAGGGGAAGAAGTTTATCAGGGGTTGTGTTGGATGAGGCTGCATTTATGGGATCGGAGGTCTGGTTTGAGGTCATTAGGCCTGCGTTAGCTGATAAACAGGGATGGGCGTTATTTATTAGTACACCTGATGGGACGGCGAGTTGGTTTTATGATTTATGGTGTTATACGGCAAGTGATCCTACGGGGGAATGGCAGAGATGGTGTTATACGACTATTGAGGGGGGGAATGTACCAGAGGAGGAGGTTGAAGCAGCTAGGGCGCAGTTAGATGGGAGGACATTTAGGCAGGAATTTGAGGCAAGTTTTGAGAATTTAACTGGGTTGGTTGCTGTTAGTTTTGGGGATGAAAATATTTCAGAAAAAGCGAAAGATATTAGTGTTGCGCCAATTTTTTTAGGAGTTGACTTTAACGTAGATCCGATGTCAGGGATATGTGCGGTTAAGGATGGGGAAAACCTGTATGTGTTTGACGAAATCATGCTCACAGGTGGGGCAACCACATGGGACTTTGCGGAAGAAGTCACTCGCAGATATGGGGTGGATAGAAGAGTAATAGCATGTCCTGACCCTACAGGTGGGGCGAGAAAAACGAGTGGAGTTGGTGCAACTGATCATAGTATTTTAAGGAGGAGTGGATTTAATGTTTCAAGTCCGAAAGCACCGTGGAAGATAAGAGATAAGATCACTGCTGTTAATACGGCTTTATTAGATGCGAGTGGTAGTAGGAGGACGTTTATTCACCCAAGATGTAAACAGTTAATTAAGTCTTTAAGGACATTGACTTATGCACCGAATACAGGATTACCTAATAAAAACCTTGGTGTTGATCATGCTTTTGACGCTTTCGGTTATTTATGTTTGCAACAGTTCAATTTGGCAAAACCTGAAACTTTAGGGCAGACTGGGTACAGAATTTACTAGAGGAAAATGAAAAAGTCTGCTGGAACTAAAAGATGTGAGGGATATTTAGCTAAAGTAAGAGGAAAGAAGAAAAAAACAGTTAAAAAGAAGAAAAAATGAGTGTTACAAGAGGTAAAGAGAAGTTCAGTGGGTATAACAAGCCCAAAAGAACACCTAGTCATGCTACCAAATCTCATGCTGTCTTAGCAAAAGAAGGGGATGAGGTTAAGTTAATACGTTTTGGGCAACAGGGTGTTAGTGGTGCAGGTAAGAATCCTCAAAGTGAAAAAGATAAAGCTAGGAGGAAGTCATTTAAAGCTAGACATGCAAAAAATATTGCAAAGGGTAAGATGAGTGCAGCATACTGGGCTAACAAAACTAAGTGGTAACGCTATGTCTTTAACAACTGAACAATTAGATGCAATTGAAGCAGTCAAAGGGAAAAGAAATCCTGCTTTATGGGACCCTAGATGTCAGCAGTATCTAGATCAAAAAACACAAGGAAAAGCTGTAAAAAAGGAAACTAACGGTTAAACTATCTTTATAATCATATTTTTGTGTTAAATCATGGCTTTCTATCGTGGCGAAGAAGGCTCCGTAAAGTTCAAAAACGCAGCAGGAACTACGGAAGCAGTTGTATCTACAACAGGATGGAGCCTTAGTGTTTCTAAGGACACTTTGGATTGTACTGTTCATGGAGGGACATCACGTAGCTACGTTGGTTCTTTAATCTCTGGCACTGGCTCTGTTGATTTCTTGTATACAGCAGCATCAGGTAATGAGACTGCGAATTTACTTGCTGATGTTTTAGTAACAGAAGATGCTGGAGATGCTCAATTTGAGTTATTTTTAGACACTTCAGGTGCTAAGAAGATGAGTTTTAGTGGAATTGTTACAAGTGCTGATTTTGGTACTTCTATAGGTGATCTTCAGTCTGTATCTGTAAGTTTTCAAACATCTGGAGCAATTACTTCTGCTGCTTAAGTTAGGGCCATTTATTAAAAGGAAAGATTTGTGACGTACTCCGTTCCTGGCCCAATTCGTACCAGTATTACCAGTTCTACCAGTGTCGGTGGTTCTGATAGTCCATTTACTCGCACACGTGCAGTGATGGATATGGTAAAGGGGTGGGAAATTATGAAGGCCGTTACGAATGGAACTGAATATTTAAGAGATAACTCAGAAGCTTTTCTTCCTCTTGAGCCACGGGAGGATTATGAAGCTTATTTATCTAGAGTAAATCGAGCAGTATTTTCACCATATACGCAAAGATTAATTAGAGCAGCAACAGGTTTGATTATGAGAAAACCTATTACTTTAATAGGTGATTCATATTGGACTGATGTATTTGCTAAGGATGTTGATGGATGTGGATCGGATTTAGATGAGTATGCGAGAAGGGTACTTATTTGTTCTTTAACTTATGGTCAGAGTCATATTTTAGTTGATTACCCTGCACCAACAGGGGCATTAACTCTGGCAGAAGAAAGAGCGCAAAATAGAAGGCCATATTGGATAGAGATTGATCCTACTAATATTTATGGTTGGAGATTAGATCGAGAAGTTAATTATGGCAGCTTGATACAAGTAAGAATTGCTGAAAAAGCTGTTGTACCATCAGGAGATTTTGGAGAACAGGTGTTTGATCAGGTTAGGGTGATTGAGCCAGGGAAATATCGTGTTTATAGGAAGGTTTCACCTAAAAAAGATCTAATTAATTTGGAAGATAATAGTTATTCAGGTAATTTTGATGGGCCAGATAATGAAAAAGATTATGAATTAGTTGATTCTGGTGCGTTTTCTTTAGGTGAAGTGCCTTTAGTTAGTGTTTATTCGGGTAAAACCGATACTTTGGCAAGTAAACCACCTTTACTGGATATTGCTTATTTAAATTTGGCACATTTCCAACGTCAAGCTGACTTAATTCATAGTTTGCATGTTGCCTCTCAACCAATGTTGGTATTAGAAGGTTGGGATGATCAAACGAAGGATATGAGTATTAGTGTTAACTATGCGATGGCGACTCAACCTGGAAATAAGGTGTATTATGTCGAGCCAGCCAGTAGTGCATTTGAAGCACAGACTAATGAGATACAAGAATTGCAAGTTCAGATGGCAACTTTAGGGATTAGTACGTTATCTCAACAGAAATTTGTAGCAGAATCAGCAGATGCAAGACGATTAGATCGTGTTGATACCAATTCAATGCTTTCGATGGTTTCTCTTGAGTTAGAACAGAAGTTACAAAAAGTGTTTAACTTATCTGCTAATTATTTAGGAATTGAGCCACCTGAAGTCAAAATTAGTCGTGATTTTGATATTGAGAGGCTAATTGGGCAAGACATAACAGCTTTGACTTCCTTATTTGATCAAAAAGTTATAGATCGGGAAGAATTTAGGGATATTTTGGTACAA